AACACAGTATTCAGCAGAGAGTATGATACATGAATCCAGTTCAACCCTATATTAGATAATGCCGTATCCTGCTGTGATGTGGTTAAATCCTGAGCCTGGTTATACCTTACGCAACCAGTATCCGTATAAGCATGTACTACATTTGCTAAAGCCTTAGTATTTTTGTTATACGAAATGTAATACACATCTCTGGTCTCACCAATAGTTATGAATTTTACAATAGACGAAGTCGTACGACCTCTATTGTAAATTGTCGGTAATATAAAACCATTAGGTGTATCAACTAAAATAATACCTCTGGCATTATCGAGAACTGCGGACATCTCGTCCGACAGAGTGGTACCCAAAAGAGAGTACGGAATTCTAACAAGATCAGCACCGATGTTCTCCAACGCCTGATTCTGAGCCGCAAGACTCAACGACTGAGCAATATCCGTTCGAACCGCCTTCGTGGCAAAATCAACAGACGTGACATGATCATTGATGCGCTCCTGAAGCTCAACGGAAAGACAATCCCAATCAATGGAATTCTTAAGAACCGTGGCATGGATGGCATTATTCTCGTCTATAGAAATCTGAATCCGATCACCAATAGAACCAACATATTCCTTCACAAAGGCACTAACCGGAATACTCGTGGTAGTACCATCAGCATTATCAAACTCAATGCTCTCGGTCTCTGCGTTATAACGTAAGGCAAGCTGCTCAATAGGCAAGTCAATCTCCGCAGTCGCGCCAGCAAGAGTCGTGAACGTAATCTTATAAGACGACGAATCGTAAGCCGGAAGACCTACACAAGTATTAAGCAACTCGCGAATGTCAGCATGAGAAGTCGTCGACGTATTATGAGCAGATATGCTCGCCGTAACAGACTCCAAAGAAGCCTTCTTACGTAACTCCTCCGTTACAGCATTCTGAGACATCACAGCAGTAGTGCTACTACCTACTTCTTGTAAAACTTCTACTTGTGGAGGTAAGTCTTCTAATGAAATAGCCCCTATATTCTGACGAGCAATTTTCTGTTCCTCAGGAGTAAGATTCTGTATTGTATCATATAATACTACTTTAAGTTCTTCTAAAGATTTACACCGCTTTTCTAGGTCCCTAATGAGTATTAGGAGACCATCTGCCGTAAGAGCAGCACTAGTTAATACCTCCCATCTCTCTTTATAGATATTATAGGTCCTAATTTCCCACAATACTCTATGATCATCAGAAGGCCTCAACCAAATAATATTATTAGCAGGGTTGGGAGGGAGTTTAGACCCTACCCAAACCTGGCCTAGTCCAGTTCTATATTGATACATATATTATTTAATTATATTGTAGAAGTATAAGCATCTATTGCTGCTGCAAATGCTGTATTAAAAGCTAATTCAGTAGTATATTTAGTACCACCACCTAATTTATAAACATTGAAAGGAGATTGTAAATATACATTATTACTACTTAACAAATTAGTAGTAGTGTTAAATTGTACTCTGACAGCTGTTATAGTATCGGCATTTACATTTCGTAAATTAAAGAAACAAATCAGATTAGAAGATACAAACCCTCTAATACATACCTTATAACTATTATTAGTAGAATCTTCAATAATTAGAATATCAGCTTTACTAATACCCTCTCTAATATTTGTATCTGTTATAGTAGTATTTAATATAGAGGAGTTTATTACATAGGTATTTACTGTAAGTTGAGCAGCAAGCTCTTTATACATCGCATCTTTATTGGCTTTAGTACCACCTTTTGCTGCATAATTACTATAAAATATATCATCAAATTGAGCAGTTTCAATAGATGACAAAAGATTAGATGGCATTTTCAAAAGAATAGAATCTACCGAACCGGTATTATTTACACAATTATAATATATTACTTCAGTAGATGTATACCCTCTTACAAAAATCTTGGGCTTCCCAGGAGCTTCTGTAAATATAAGGAAAGTAGCATTCTTAGTACGCTCGAGCAGGTTACCACTAAGTACTGTATTTAAATTGTTCGGATAAATAGTAACAGAGTTTAGATAAACTAATCTTGCCAATTCCTCATTAACAATATCAGAAGATTTTCCTGGAAATCCAGCATTACGGTAAGCTCCATAAGGTAGTGTATATTTCTTAGTAGCAATGGTCCACTTTTTAGTAGCAATATTTACAGACAAGTCTTGATAGACTATTTGATCTTCACTACTGTCTAATTCACTAACTCTTACAAATTGCAAATATGTACTAGCTTTTAACTTAGCATTATAAACATATTTAACATTAGGTATAGCTGGATTACTGTTTACTAAAACTATGGATGCGTTTCTTAGCCGTTCAATAGTATTATCATCTAAAACTGACCCTACAGTGCTGTAATCAAGATATACAAAATCAGGAAATTCCTTAACTTTTACAAGACTATAATTACTACCCTCTTTAAGAACTTTATAGGTTTGTAAGTACCCTTGATTATATATTCTAAAAGTTCTTTCAATAGGATCTACATCAATTATAGGAGAATTATAGGCAGTGCCATTATAATACCAAAGTAAATTTAGCAATTGAAACTTATATCTTTGATTAAGATATGTATATAAGTTAGCAAATTGTGAAGTATTTGTACTTTCAGACAAGTCAAGAGGATCTGTAATAGTTCCTAAATCTAATGTATATGTCTTTAATCCAAGATACTCTATCCTATCAGACCAATTTTTATCTAAATCAATAAGATCACTACCACTCCAACGAAAACTATGATTTGAGTCATTACCAGAACCAATCTTTATATAAATTTTTCCTTCTTCAGGTTCAATAATTGTCCAATCATCTTCAGAAGTATTAGCTCCAAAATCAATAAATTTATTAGGATATTTTGCACCAATGCTTCCAGAACTTGTACTTTTTGTAATAAAGCACATTCTATTAGTATAATTAATATTATTTATAATGGTACTAATAGAACTAACACCGGTCGTTATATCCCAAAAATTAATAATATCATCTACATAACTCGGCAATTGTTCAGCAGGAACTTTACCTCCTATGAGGTCAGCTTTGGTTTCCATAGCTTCTGCAAATTCCTCTTTAGTAACTCCATTATTCTCAATGTTCGTAAGTACTTGAGCTAGTTGAGGATTTTTAATATCGTAGCCCTTTTCAAGCTGTAAAATAATTTTTTCGTTAGTCATAGTTAGAATTAATTATAATAATAAAGGGAGGAGCTGCTGCCCCCCCCCTAACTGTTATTTACTAGTACTAGATGGTTTAGGCTTGGCTTTCTTAATAGCAAGATCTTTCTCTTTGATAGCTATCTCTTCAGATAGTTTAGTTCTATCAAAGGCTAATCTTTCATTAAATTGCCTTATCTGCTCATCTAACTTAGCTCTTTCCATAGAGTTATCTTGAACTTCCGGAGCCTCTTGTTCTGCATTACCAGACTGCTTAATCTGTTCAATAAGAATCTTAGTCTCATTATCACGTTGGTTAAGCATATCTTGGAAGTCCATCTCAGCCTGCTTCATCTCCATCTCAGCCTGCATTTGCTGCTGAGCAATCTCTTGTTCTTGCTGGGCCTGTTCTGCTTGTCGCTCTTGAATAGCCTGCTCATCTTTCTCAATAGTTCTTCTAATCTCTGAGAGAGATGAGGAAGTATAAATCTTCATTATCGAGGAGAATGAGAGAGTCTGATTTTGAAGGGCAGCCTGAGCTAAAACATCAAGTTTAGATGCAAGATTCTGAGTTTCAGGAGAGGCATCTACAACAATACCATAATCACTATCAGCAAAGGTATCTCCATCAATCTCTAAGGACTTAATAGCACCATCTGAGGTTATATACTGGAACTTCTTATTCCTACCCCTCATAGCTATCTTAGTAGTTTCTAAGAAGCACTCTAAAGCTCTCTTCTTAACATCATCATGCATGGTAAAGAGCCACTCAGTAATATGGGAGGACTGGAGATTGGATCTTTCTACACCTCCAACAGTCTCTCGATTACTTATCTGACCTTCGCGCTGGCGTGTAATACCAGCAACTTCTCCCATCTCATTCTTAATAAACTCAAGAAGATTTATATGCTCTTGGATATAATTGCCTTGTTCTGCATCTATAACACCACTAGATTGGTTATTTAGAGCACCAGCAATCTTACCCTGAGCAGCACCACCATTTCCCTCCTTAAAACTATCTGTAACTGCTACATGGTTAACTTTAGCATAGTAAAGCCATTTATCAATCTCCCAATTTTTGGGAACCATAGCAAGATCTAATTTAACAATCTTACCCCAGTTAGCAGCAATAGCTTTATTAAGTCTATCATAGATGACATCGTAGAAGTAGGCGTACGGTTTCATCATATCTACAAGAGAGAAGGGCCTGGAATCGTTGAGGTTATACATGGAACCAACAATACCAAAGTGGCATCTTGATGGATTAGAAATCCTGTTATATTGTACAATACGAGGTCGCATGTTAACATAAATATCAGGACCTATCTTAGTACCTTCCCAGGCTTCATTAATCCAGAAAATCTCTTCTTCCTCACCAAGAGTTTTATCTATGATATAAGTTTCTGGGTAGAAATCGAATATTTCTTCACCAGTCTCAGGATCATAAGACTTAACTTTCTTAATCTTACGCTTACTCTTCCAGTAAAGTCGTAAGACTCGAATGTTTCCTTGGAGATCATAATAATTACTCGTAGCCGAGAATCCTGACTGACCCATCAGCAAGAAGTTCTCTACGATAGTGCCACCTGAAATGTCAGTACCATCAATCTCTGCGGTATTGATAAAAGCATTTCGCTCATCAATATTATACATAGAATCGCTGCTAAAAGTACTAGCAAGCTTATCTATACTATCCACATCCTTCTTAGTAAGTACATCAAAGTAGGTGTCTAGAATCCTGCCAGGACTCCAGAAATCTATGAGAATTATAAGGTCTGCATCCTCAACTCTATTGGAGAAACCATTCTTAAAGATATGGACTTTAAGGGGATTAAGTCGCTCAAAAGTAGGTTCTCCTCCAACAATATCACATTGGTAGATCTCCTCACCACAGATCATAGCATCCATGAAACCATCGTTAAAGGTCTTAGGAATATTAAGCTCTTTCATGTAGTGAGAAAGAATAGTACTAGCTCTCATCTCAATCATATCCTGCCACTGATAGTCGAAGTAATAAGATAACTTATCAAGCTCCTTATCAAACTCTTCTTCGGATAAATTCTCATCCTCTATCATTGCCTGGACCTGCTCCTGAAGCATAGAAAGTTTACTATTCTCTATCTCAGAAATAGAGTTAGGATTGGTTACAACAACCTTAAATTCGAATCTTCGCTTCGACTCCTCACCTTGAAGTACGTGAAGCTTAGAATTCATAATCGGGAAATGCTGAATAGATTCTGGAACATAAAGTGCATTTACATTATCTGGGTTGAGAATCAATTCTACATCTCTCATATCTAGAACACCATTTATGAGATTATAATTGACCCTCTTCTTCAGTAGAGAGTTACGCACCATATTGCCAAAATAGTAAGTTCTCTTGTCGGCCCAATCAAGATGCTGTTTACGCCATTCCTTAGTCTTCTTGGAATAAGACAACATCTGCGGGGGTAAGTTCTTTAAATCTATCATAGCATTAACTTATTTACATAATTTGTACAAAGATAAGTAATTATCTTCAAATTTCCAAGACGTTCAAAAGTTTACTAATAGTTTTCATAAATATCTACTACTAATTATCCTTGTGTAAATATTTAGCGAACTTATAGTCATAATTCCTAGTAAAAAAATCATCATTACCTAGGTAGTTAGACTGATCCATACTAATAACCTCGGAAGGAGATTGATTACCACAAAGCATAAGTTTCTGCTCTCGTAACAACATAAGCATTAATAATGCATCGTAACGGTCAAAGTTACTGTCAGGATTCCACATAGAAAGCTCTTTCATAAGAGCTCTGTAGTAACATCTATTAATACTATTAATAGTAATTTCAGCCTCTTCTTCATGCTCGTCTATAGTAACCTTAGTAGTAATTTTAAAGGGCTTAAGTAGCCAATCTCTAATACATTTCCTACCATAAGTTTGAACTGGCTGAGTAGCATTTACACCTCGGGATTTATTTCCAAAAAAATTACCTTTAACAATTTCCTTATCTCTTAAAAACTCAGGAACTTCACAGAGTAAATATAAGCTGTTAGTTTTTGAAAAATATGTAAACAAGCCCTTCTTATTATTCTCATACAGTAGTTCTGCATTGTAAAATAAGCATATACGTCTACATGTTTCATAATAATCTTCTGCAAACATAGGTCGTCCTACATACTCACAAACTAATTCATCTGTAAATAAGTCTAATACATAGATAGATCCTAGAGACATAGTGTCAGATACATCATCATCATAAGGGTCGGCACCAGCAATATAACGTCCCCAGGGTACTTTGCCATCAGGACCTTTAATAGGCATCTTATTAATATGTACAGCTCCCTCAAGCTTATTATCTTTATGAGGATAATCTAAAATAGGCTTTACATCCGCATCAGGAGTAAATTCAACTTTACCTTCCTTAGTCTGAACAAGTCTTCCAACCCACATATCATCTAAACTCTTAGGATTCTGATCTAACTCCAAAATACGATCATTAAGTTTATCAGAAGGGAAGATATTACTATCCCTACGCATAATAGCATCTGTGATAGTAAATGCATACTCAGCTTTACGACGTGTGAGCTGAATAGGATCAGAAGAGTTATACTTTAACTTTATTCTAAATTTTAACTCATCAATGATAGCTCCAACAACATCAGATACACCATCTTCATTATAGAATCCTTTAGAATTCATATAACTAGGGAAGAAGAATATAGTTCTTTTAGCTCCTACAGAACCTTTATCATATACATTAGGAAGAGAATAAACATTATATCCATCAGGATAATTAATCATCTCAAGAGCTCCCATGAAGTCCGAGCCTTCTGATCCTCCTGTGCCTATAGCATAGGCTAATCCAAAAGCTACATTGCCTTCTTGAACATTAGGTAGTGAAGTTTGCCAAACATCTAGAAACTTTGGGAACGTACCAAACTCTTCATAAAATAGTCTCTGAGACCGTTTACCACGAGTTTTGTCAGCATCATCTTTAATAGCAATGCCTAAAACTTCATTTTGGGTACCTTTAGGAATATTAGTCTCTTTATCTAAATAACCAGATACCCATTGCATTTCTGATAGTGAATTTTTCAATCGAGCTTTTGGAAATTGAGTATACTTCGAACAGAAATCTATACCATCTACAAACTTATTTAGGCTGCCGTCTTTAATTAAGAACTCTTTCTGATCTGCTACAATAGTGCATTTAACTTTATTAAGAGAAGTCATAGATTCTCCTAACAGAAACATCTTACACATAATAGCTGCTATGCTATATGACTTACTATTATGAGTCTGTATAAAATCTCCTATAAGAAAAGAATCATCTAAAGCATCTACCGTAACGCATTTGCATTGTTTATTTCCAACAAATTCAATATTAATAATCCTAGTAGAATCTCTTCTAGATTTAGCATAATTAGATTTATAGTTTACAAGATTACTTTTACGAGGAAGTTTAAATACTTCTGGTCCTCCATAAATCTTTACAATATAAACATCTTTACATCTCTTATAAATACCATCTTTTTTGTAACCTGCTGGATGTTTTTTAAAAGAACAATTATATCCTAAGCTTCTAGCAAGCCACATTATATCTTGACATAAAAACTCTGAAACTGTAGTAAAAATAGGGATGCCCTCTGTAGATACATATCCATCTGTATCCATTAGTCCTTGTAATAAACTTAACCTAACTTTTCTACTATTATACTTAAATTCTCTAGGAATAAATTTATCTTCAGATCCTTTATCTACTAACTTATAAAACTTTAGCAAAGTTCTCCAATTAGGAATATGAATTCTATATGCATACTTATCTTTCCATTTAGTATACTGATAAGGTATATACTGCTTTATAATATCAAAATCAGTAGTTTCACACGTATAATAGCAACTAAGATGTTTAAAACATCCATCTCCTAAAAGGAGCCCAAACGTGTATGGATCTATTTGCGTAACATCTTCTTTAAATTCAACTCCCTCATTAGATGGAATAGAATATATATATTCAATACCTTTAGGAACCCTAGAGCTTATCTTATGAGAATGTTTATATTCATTAAATAATTCCAGCGTAGTCTTGAGTATAGGTTTCTTAGAATTACGCTTATAAACATTCCAAATATGATTATCAGAAGCTGTGATAGTTCTACCATCTCTAAGAGTTATTTTATAACAAGGGGATTCTCCTACAAATGGGATATTTACTACTTTTGTAATAGTATTATAATTTCCAAATAAGTAATCCCCTATTTTAATGTCTTTCCATAATTTAAGCCCTTCTGGAGTTTCTACTAACTCATTTACCTCAATAGCTCGGCCTCTGGACGCAATTTCTACAGCATGTTTAGCACCTACAAAATCATCATATATTCCACCATTTCGAGCTTGATTTAGATAGTGAAACCTTAGATAGACCCCTTCCCAAAACTCTGGAAAATCTACTACACGATCACCAATTTTAGACCCTTTACGAAGCTTAGTTTGAATAATGGGGAAGTAATTTAGATAAAAATACATATCTCCTGGAATCCATTCGCCATCTTCAGGTCGTACCATTCCTTCAAGACATCTAGTAACTTCCCTAGTTAGCCACATACCAAATTCAGACTTAGGATTAGGATTTGGAAGTAGCTTAGTATAGCATCCATATTTCTGAAAATATATTGCAGATTGCCTAAAATAGTCCATATTTTCAAGGATGTGAGGATGACAGACATCTACAATAATCCTACCATAAGAATCCCTAGGAAGATCTTTTGCTCTCTTACGTTCAGGAGAAATAAGACTTTTTATAAACTCTGTATTTGTTATAATATCCATGAAATCATCCCAAACTTCTGTAGGAAGTGAATCTCGTAATTCTTCAGTAATAGGTGTTTGAAATTCGTTAGTTGGAAGAAGAATCATGATAGTTCAAAAAATTAGATAGTCCGTCTTCAAGGATAGTTTTTTGCTTCATACCTCTCATAGTACCCATATCTTCAATTTCTTTAGATACAGCTTTCTCGGCATCAGTAAGCTCCTTAACCAAGCTAGGAACCTGCTTTACAGCAGTCATAACTTGGCCTATATTAAATACTAATTTACCATTAGCATCTTTCTCAGTTAAATCTATAGATCTAAAGGTATTGCGAATATTATCAATAATGACCCTAGTATCTTGTAACAGTAACGACGAGGATGTTGTAGTAAGGTATTTATAGAGTTCTATAGCCTCTAAAACCTGCTTATCAGGCTTCCAGTCAGCATCTAAACCTATACTATCCTTAACTCGTAAATCTCTATCTGCCTCTATAATTTCAAAGGAAAAGTCTGACCTAGGATCATACATAAAGTATAAATAAGCTAACTCTTTCATAGCCTTAGTCTTCTCCTTAGTTCTATCCCTATCTACAAGTCGCTTAAAGGGACGTAAGGCATATGCCTCATCAGAAATCTTTAAATTATAGTCTTTATACGTAAATAGTTTCATACTAAAAAAGCTCCCTACTTGTGATAGGGAGCGTTAAATTAACATACAAGTTTCTTAGCCTTGGGAGGTGTAACCTCAGTTACTTCCCAATCAAATTCATCCACTTTGAAGAAGATATTAGCACTATCAATAAGCAATGCAATCTTACCATCTATCTCAAACATGGGGATCTCAAAATCTAGAGTTTCATTATAAAACTCATCAGGCATGTCTGCTTTAGTGGAATCTTTAGTGTAACGCTTCCGAGCGTACTTCGAGAAGTCAATCTGTACTAGATCACCAGGTTTATACTCTCGTACCCCAGGTCCTACAGCAATAACTTCCTGTACTTCTTTAAGCATACCTACAGAGTCTTTTTCAATAAGACCTGCTTCACTTACACACTCTTCCTCAGTGTAAGTATTAGATGTTACTATCATCTTCGTGAACGGAGGCGTCACCCTCTTTATCTTGAACTGCTTTCTCTGCATATTCCTTAAACTTTTTATTAAGGAACTGAGCTCGGGAATATGATGCATAAAACTTGCCTAAGCTAGGAACATTAATGCTAGTCTGCATCTTCGTGAATTCCTCCTCTGTCATATCCTCATTTACAGGAACATTTTCTAATGTATCCTTTACCCAGTTCCAATACTCTCTATAAGCTATTTCTATTACATCATCAGGTATGTTAAGCTTCTCAGAAGCTGCAAGAATTATATCTTGAAGAGTCTTATTATTTATCATAACTTACCTTGAAATTTAGTAGTAGCTTATATGAATCTCCTTCATATTCCAATGAGGGAATATATCTCTTACTTATAGTGTTATTAGTAATAACACCCGCTTTTCGTAGATTGGTTAATACTGACTGAAAGTTTCCCGGAGATATGCCTAAGTTTGCTACAATACCTTTCTTAATCTCATCAGTGAACAAAACTTTGTCCAGTATATCATCATCTGTAATTGTTCTAGATAATTCAAATCTACGTTGTAATAGTGCTGCTAACACTGCGAGCTCCCTACCAGGTAATCTATGTAAAGGTTTAAGAAACTCTAGCCAGAGCTTGAAAAAGTTTAGGCCAGAGGTCTTTAAATTGGTAGAAATAGACACAATGTCAGTATTCTTAGTCATATCCCGTTTACTCATTATTCTACATCTTTATCTGCTTCACAAGTTTCACATGAATCAGGTTCAGGAATTGTAAGCATATTCTCAATATTAATAACTGCCTTACTTACAAAGTCTTCACTAAAAAGATCCTTATACTTAAGGACATTGAATAAACTATCAAGACGCTTACCCATAACAACTTCCATAGCTCGATTATATTCCACTAATAGCTGTTGATACTCTTTATGCTTATTCTGTAGCTGTACCTGTAGGTTATTAGCAATATCTTTAAGCTGCTCATAGCTTAACTTCTCCGGCTGTTTTACTTCCATAGCTTTACTTGCTTTCATGGCTTTATTTGCTTCCATAGCTTTAGTCATAATTAAAATTCTTTACCATATTTAGCTCTATAAAGAGCTTGCCATTCATTAATTGAGGTAGTAGCAATATCTGTACTGCCACAATCATTACAATATTCTGAGATGCCAGATTCGTTATAAGCCATGATAACAAGGCTTAGACATTTCTTACAATAGTATACTGGCTCTCGATTATAATCCTCCTTGCTCCACTTAACCTTCTCAAAGTCGGAAGGAGTCTCTAAAGGAGGACACTTAGGCTTAATTAATTCTCCTTCCATTGCTTAAGGTATTGGTTAAACTCTATCTTCTTAAAAGCTTCTATAATCCTTAACTCTGTAGACTTTACATTCTTCTCAGTAAGATCATCTGATTCATCATTTACTATAAAGAGTGTTTGAAAGCCTCCATCATATAAGAGCTGAAGCTCTAACCCAATAGATACTTTACTATTAGTAGTTGAGAATGGGCCCCATAGAATCAACTTATAGGGAGGAGAGTATGCCTCATTAAATTGCTCAATATAAGCTGTTAGACGTTTCATTCTCATTAACTATTACACATTTAGTAGACAGGAACATATATGCTACTGATAAGGCATTCTCTATAGAGACTCTTGTAACCTTTGCAGGATCAAGAACATTAGCCTCAAGAGCATCCTCATAGTAAATTGGTAGTGTATCAAGAATTAACTTTCTACACACCATTAATGCTTTTGCAAGAATATGGTAACCTTTCTTATCAAGAGCCTTAGCAATGTCTTCCTGTATGATACCTGCTCCTACAACAACACCTTCCTCAATGGCTGCTCTAGTAGCACATACCGCATCTTCAATACGATCCTTCTTCTCAGACATCTCAATCTCTGTAGGTGCTCCTACATAAATCACTGCTACACCTCCTGAAAGCTTAGCAATACGTGCCTTAATATCATCAATAAGGTACTTAGGGTAGTCATTCTTAAGAGACTCTTTAAGCATCTTTACACGCTTTGTAATAGCCTCATTTGACTCTGTAGAACCTATAATAGTAGTCTCTTCAGAAGTAACTACTACCTTCTTGACTACTCCTAAGTGCAAATCCTCATTAGGATCAGGAAACTTATCATATACCTGAGATCCGGTAATAGCAGAAATATCTTCCAGTAAATCTTTCTTATATTCACCTACACCAGGTGTACGAATAGCTGCTATTTTAAGCAAGCCTCGCTGCACATTTCGTACAATAGCATTAATTACCTCAGGAGAATAATCATTAGCTATAAGAAGTATTTCCTCGTTATCCTGGACTATACATTCTAGGATAGAGAATAACTCTTTAACATTGTTAAGAATACCATTGTAAATTAGTACTCTAGGGTTGTTTAATACTGCAGCTCTATTAGCAGGATCGTTTATAAAATAGGGAGAGATATAACCCTTATTAATCTTCATACCCTCTACGGTCTCTGCATATGTGTCAAAACCATTAGACTCTTCTAGGGTTATAACCCCATCATAACCAATCTTTGAGATAACATCAGCAATAAGTGTGCCTATAAACTCATCTCCATTAGCAGAGATTGTAGCTATATGCTTAATACTATCTGGTGTATCGCCAACTTTGGTGGCTAGGGATTTAATAACTTCCCTAGCTACCTCATTGGATTTCTCAAGTTCTGCTCGGAGACTCTTAGCATCTGCACCAGCAACAAGCTGTTGGTAGATAAGATTTATAAGAGCCTGAGCAATAATTGTAGATGTCGTAGTACCATCTCCTGCCATATCAGCAGTCTTAGCAGCTGCCTCCTTAACAAGCTGTACTCCTACATCATATAAAGGCTCTGGAGAGTTAATAGCTCTGGCTACAGTAACACCATCTTTAGTAACCTTAGGATAGTTATCCTCATAGATAACTACTGTATTACCCTTAGGACCAAAGGTTACCTTCACTGCATCTGCTAAGAGATCTACACCCTTCTTAACTTCTGCAAGTGCATCTAAGCCAAATACTATATTCTTACTCTTCATTATCCGCAAATAAGCTTATCTAATAGTTTATTAAACTGCTGAAGTACCTTTGTAAGCTCTTTAACAGCTCCCTCTGTCAGGGGATCTCGAACCTCATCCTCAGTAAGATCTTCAGGAACAGGCTCATCTTTACCTGTAGGTTTAACTCCATTTCGTAGGACCATCCATGTCATACTATGCATGTCTTCCTGTGTAGGGAAATACTCCCAAAGACCTGTAGAATCTACTCGTACGAGTATAGGTTTATCAGGAAAATCACTCTCTACATTAGGAAGAAGTTCCCTAATAACACTAGGACCTTCTGAAATGTAAGGAGTTCTAGTCATGACTAGATTGTTAGGATCTTCCATAATCTTCTCCAATGCTTGGGAGAATGTGTAATACTTCTTTCTTGCTTCCATAAAATTAATTAATTATTTCTTCTCAACTACTTCCTTACCAAACTTATCAACAATCCAGTACGAAGCGATACCTGCAGCATAACTGCACAGACTCAATAAGGTCCCCCAAAAAGGGATGAGTTTCACCATTGCCAAGGTGCTAATTACTACGGCTGCACCAATACCGATCTTAATCCAAGTTTTCTTACTCATAGGTTTAAATTTAATTAGCTGGGAGAACAGGGTTCGAACCTGCGTTACCTTGATTAACAGTCAAGTGCCTAAACCATTCAGCCATCTCCCAAAGAAAGGGTTTTATGGACTTTGTAAAGAACTTTACATTACCAAGGGCACCCCTTACCCGTGCCAGCAGAGAACCTGCTGCATTTGACATGAATAATAGTATTTATTAACAACTACCCTTGTAGGGTTACACAAGCTAAAATAATACCTATAAATACAAACTATAGGTTAATAAACTATTAAAGGCTAGGAATTTAATTAGAAACCCAATACTACCTCCTAGTATTGTTAATGCCCAATCAATCCAGTCCCATTTACCTCCATGCTGTTTATCTTTAAATTCCATTCCGCTAGCTACACCAATAGCCATGCCTAAATCAATAAAGCCTACTGGTATAGCATAGGTAAGATGCTTCCATCTATTCGATGCTTTAAACCATTCTAATATTCTTTTCATTGTATTAATATAATGCAAATATACAAAAAATATTTGATATCTCCAAATTTTTTAGCAATTATTTTTAATAATTTCTGAATATTTTTGAAATAGGATTATCATAATATTCTTTATTTAGATAAGTAGCAACTTCTTTTCTTCTATCTAAATGAGGCTTTCCTGGTCTAACATAATTTTCGGAAATAATTTCTACTAAATCAGTTAAAGATTTAGAATTATTAAAAAAAGATTCTTTAGCTTCCCTTGCTGTATCAAACCCATTGCTTTTCCCTCCATGTCTCCATTCTCCTCGTTTTAAACCAGCAACATTAGTTGTGATATATCTAGCTTGCCTTTGTAATTCTGGATCTAATACTCCATCAAAATCATGAATAGGTTGAAATTCTTTTAAGCTAGCTTTACGAGAAGGATCTGTAAATTGGATAAGACCTTCTCCAGAACCTCCTCCTATTTGTT